GTCCATACAAAGTTAGTATTATCTAGTTTACCTTTACGATACTCTATAACTTGCTCTCTAAAAGCAGGAGGTAGTCTATCGAGAAAAGACTGAGCATTTCTACTATCATCATATGGCCACTTGGCAAGAAGGACAGCCAAGTCAATAGGCTCGCCACTATTACGGTAGAAGAAGTTGTCAGCACCAACATAGTTCGCTGGAATGTAATACATCCTAGCAAGGTCTTTAGTCTGTGCATCCCCAATTTCGTTGAGCTCTTGGTTAAGAGCGTACCAGAAGTGACGAAGTTTAGTTGCCACAATCGGTGTGTCAGTATTGAATACAATCCGAAACTTTGGATGGTCGTTCGTACTTGAAGCAGTACTATACACCACATAATCATATTCACCAAAACGATCACGTAAAACATCTTCTAGGTCTCCTTCAATTACTAGATCATCTACATCTACTGCTGCCCATCCAGACCATTGAATAACATTCTCGTTCTTACGAGTAGTATCAGGCTTGAATATAGCAGGAGTAATTAACTCTGCGTCTTGCTTACCGTTAAGCTTTCTCTTAGATAGTTTATATAGAAACAAAGTAAACTTATCCCATGAGTCAAAGTCCATTCGTCTATGAGTCTTATTATCATATACAAATCTATTCTGAGCGTCCCACCATCTAGGAGACTTAAATATTGTCATACTATACAAAGAAGTCCTCCAACGTAGCTACAGGTTCAACATCCCAGTTAAGAGCATCGAGTAGATGCTTGATAGGGTCAACGAATGCTTTCTCATATTGCTTATTATAGTCTACAAATCGATGTAAGTCAAGCTCTTTAGGTAGATCGTTAGCATAAGCAATAACGTTCTCCTTTATAGAGTTAGGAGTCTTAAGATAGACGAACTTAATCTTCTCACCGTTCTGTACCAACTCATACTTCTGCTCTAGACCAGCCTGCTTTATATAATGATTATATAACAGAGCCCCTCTTACATGAATAGGACAAGCCTTCTTATAGATCGTTTTCTTATCAGCCCAAGTAAAAGGTACACCGTCCTTCTTCTTAGATATGTTACATCCTCTAGGAAACGATACAGACTCAGGAGGAAGCTGCTTCCATTCCTTCTTGAAGTCAGCAATAAACCTTTGAGTAGCAATCTCACCTTCGTCAATAATAACTTTAAATATCTTCTTAAACTTATCACGACAGACCTGAGGAGTAGAAGAACGTACAGCATCTACGCCCATCATCTTCATCTTAGGTTCAGCATACTGCACACCTTCGTTATTATGAACGTTTAAGATATAACGCTTCTTAGCAATCCATACACCTCGGTTAGCAATAACCTCACGAGACATCTCCATACGATTTTCCATAACGTCTAGCTTCTCAGCCAGTACAGCATATGACTTCTCTAGTACACCTTCGAAATGCTCACGACATATCTTATCTAAGAACTTAACAGGATCTTTAGGATTAAACTTCTTAACAAGCTCATTCATATTCACATACAACGAATCAGTATCAATAGCAATCACATAGTCTTTATCGTCAGTCTCAAGAGCAGTATTCATCTCTTTATTGATAGCATTCTCAGCCCAACGAATAGATAACTGACCTGAAGTAGTAATAGCTTCTGCAACTTGATTATTAAAGTAACGGAAATGCTTATTACCTAGAGCACCATACAAAGAGTTCATAAGAATCTTAATAGACATCTGCTGATTCTCTAATATAGTCATCTTATTCTCTAGACGTTTAGTAGGAGTATTCTCATACTCTTGCTTAGTATCAAGCATAGCTTTCTTAATAAGTCTACGTTCGTTATAGTACTGCTTAATGATAGCAGGAATAATACCTACCTGATCTTTACTAAACTTAACACCAGAGGCAGCCATAGTAGTACCTTCAGGTATATTAACCTCATCATCACCTAGAAGCATATCTACAGGATCAGGTCCTAGATGCTCTTTGCCAGGCAATACAGTCTCAGGACTCATATTATACTGAACAATAATCATAGGATAGAGAGAGTTAAGGTCAAAAGATACTACCCAGTCATGCATACCAGTCTGAGGATCTTTAACATACGCTCCAGGATACGGAACCTTCTCTTTACTAAACTTAGGAGGGCAAGCTATCTGCTGCTTGAATAGTAAACGATATAGAATAGAGTCCCAGATCTGCACAGTACCGAAAGTCTCTGAATAGTTAACTCCGCCTCTATAAGCCATAGTCATAGCAAGCGTAATTAAGCCCATCTTCTCTTCTAGTCTATCAACAATCTGAACGTCTTTTATATTATAGTCAATGAACTTCTGAAAGTCATGCTTGTATAATCCATGCAGAGAACCATGCTCATCATAGGAGAGCTTACGCTCTCCCAGTACTACGTGCGCTATATGATCTAGTTTATATGACTCCTGCATACCATAAGTATAACCGAATTTAGTAAACAAGTCATAGTAATCTAACTGCTGAATACCAGCCATCTCGTATGCAATTACTTCTCCACGAGCCATCATAATGTTCCGTTGATCTACTATACCCCAAGGAGAGAACTTCTTATAGACATCACCGCCTATGATATTCTTTACCCTGTTGATGAGATATGGGAAATCAAATAGACGAGTGTTCCAGCCAGTAACAATATCGGGGCAATACTTTGGATCGTGCCAACAAGATAGCCAAGATAATAGTAGATCAATCTCGTCCTTGCACTTGATATACTGGATAGCGTCAACGCCTTCAACTGCGCAACTGTTCTCGTCGTAGTCATATAATCCCCATACTCGATATATATTATCTATATTATTCTTCATCGTGATAGAGATAACAGGATGAGCTGCTTGCTCTACGAACGGAAAGCCTTCGTCAGAAGCTACCTCAATATCAATAGAAGTAACGTTTACTTTATCTCTATCAAACTTAGGAGCATCAGGAAAGCGATCATTGATATATTGAGTAACATAGTTAGTAGTACCATATACAGTATAGTTATCTACACCTTCGTACTGCTTCATAAAGTCCTTAGCGTCTCTCATAGTATCAAACGTCTTAGGTAATACAGGTTGATTCTGTAGATTATACCAACCAGTCTCATGAGTAGCGTTAACGAACAAAGTAGGCATATACTTTACCTTCTTAGCTACACGCTCTCCATCTTCTATACCTCTGTATAGAATACTATTACCATATCGATTAACGCTTGTATAAAAGTTCATATGACGCCTCCTAGTGTCAACAAACTATATTATAGTATATATCGATATAGTATGCAACTGAAAAAGGGAAAGGGGCCACAACAGCCCCTTTTCATAGTTGTATTGACATTTACAAGTCTTTTGCGTCAGTCAGCATTAGATACTTTGCTTCTTCATGGTAACCCATTCTATGAAGCTCAGATGCTGCTCTTGCTTTTCCTAATGATAGGAAGAAGCTATTAAATCCACTAAAGAGTCCACCTACAGGTGCTAAGGCATATTTCATTACTGCATCAGTCATTAGAAA